AGACTACACAAAGCGAAACATAGAGTTCTTAGAAGACGAGCTATCAAGAAGGCACTGTAACGACCTTACAAGACGTCTAACATCATTCAAAAGCCTTCTAGACGAACTGAACGATGACATAGATAACCACCACCAAATCAGGAGAGTTTCTTAAAGGCATCCTCTAAATCGTCTAAACTCAACCTCAAAATCTCCGCAGAGGCTTTCTCGTTTCTGCGGTTTTTTATTGCCCACTCCTTAGCCGAATAGTTATGCAAGACAACATCCTGCACAATACTGAAACTCCTCTTACCCATCCTTCTAGCAACCTTAATAAAATCCATCATAGCGACCTCAGATCGATCATAATCCCCACTTAGACTAGTACCTCCCAACCTATCCGATAAAGTCGCTGTTAGCTTCTGATTTCGCCCTGAAGCCATATACAAACCCAACAACCTCTGAGCAGTCTGATACTGATCATAACTGATAACACCCTTCTTAAAATAGGTATCAATCCACAACTGATCAGTAACATATAATAACTTCTCACCCGCTCTCTTTGTCTCCTTCTCAACAACTTCATGCTTCTGAAGAAACTCAGGAGTAGGTAAAACTCTTTCCTCTTTTGGTAATTTCTTTTTCTTCATCCAGTGCAATCTCCACCATCAGCTTGACAAAAATATCCTTGCTGATCGAACACCCAATCTTGCTGAGTATCGACAACATTTTTTAACCCCAATAACTTCCTATCGTGATTGAAATAACCATAGTCGCCACGATGAGTATGGTTTTTCTCTTGCTGTAACCACCAGTCAAATCTTTGTGGAAATTCTTTAGCCAACATAGCCAATTGATCTTCAGACTTTAAAAAACACCCATCACAATTGCCATACATTGTTCTTCCTCTAACAACTGGTAAATTTAATTTAAAATTTTGTTTGCTCCAAAAATTATCTACATCCTCAATTGTGTCTTTGGCTTCAGCCATTGGATATCTATTAACAAACAAATCCTTTTTTTCTTTTTTGTTTAATCTAGATTGCTCATCATATCTTAGCCCAACTAAATTGAACCAATTTTTCCATTTGTTTTTTCTTAGGTATCTTTTGGCTGTTCGTATCTTTAATTCAACAGTGCAATATCTCATCAATACGTTAGGCAAAACTTGCTTATTAGCAATTAGCTTTTCAAAAGGCTCGCCATTACGACTAGCTGAATTATGATTTACTTCTCTAAATCCAATCTTACCTTCATCAACATCATACTCTAACCAAATAATTTTGACATTCCATCTATCGGAACACTCCTGAATGAAATCTAATGTCTGATCCATTTCACGACCAGTATTGGTAAATATTACCTTTGCTCTATCAGGCAATCCGTTATTAGCTTCAAGAATTTTGTAAAGCATATAACCGCTTGTGCGACCACCGCTAAAACTAATTTGTACATTTCCTTCAGGTAACTTGTATGAGTTCATCGAATATCATACTCATCCAAAATAGACTGCATCTTGCCCTCAAGCATTGCCTTCTCACATCGCTCCCTCAGCTTGTTAAAATCAGTGCCTACATAACTTGGACTATCCTTCTTCTTGTAAACCTGATCTATAACACTCTGAATATATCCCTTCTGCTTATCGGATAATTCTTTTGGCTTTTGCTCTTTTTTCTGAACCGCCCCAAATAAATAACTTTTAATATCAGCTACTGGACTTGCCTTAATGGTTTTAAATATTTCATCGACTTTATCAACTTGCTGATCTTTACTTAATCCATTCTGACCTAACCGCTTCATCATAGTGCCGACAATCTTTCCTGCCTCACTTTTGCTGACCCCTTTTTGGACTAAAAATTCCTTATGAACTTTGAACACCTTTTCATACTTCAATTGATAAATTTCATTATCAAAATCTCTATTTGTGCCTTCTATATCTTTAGATATAGAAGTATTAAGAGATAAGTTATAGGATCGTGTGACAACGTTGTCGCTTCCGACACGACAATCTGTCGCATCCATTTTAGTAGGTGACAATCTGTCGCTTCCATTTTTCATACCTGAAATAAGGTATTTATTGACCTGATTTGGTCGCTTTATTATCTCAATAAAACCACCTTCAACAAGTACATCCATATGTCTTTGTATTGTCCTAACTGAGCAATTAGCAGTCTCAGAAATATATTCCTGAGAGGGAAATGCACAGCCATATTTGTCGTTATATAAATCACACAAAATTATCAATATCAACTTTGCTGTTGGCTCACCAACCCGCTGTTTCATACCCCAACCTAATGCTTCTATACTCATAAATTCACCTCCAACTGATTAATATTGTTAAGGAAACTTGCAGGCACAAAATATGCCTTCCCATAGTCTCCATAGTCATTGACGAACCTATCTAACATACCTTCGCCACCCTTAATCCAACCCTTAATCTCATAGGTTGGGCAAACTCCCACTACGAGGAAATAAATTCTATCTTTAGGGTCATCATCCCGCAGAATTAAGTCATAATCTTGTTTACTTCTTGTCCTTACCTCCCAACCAGTGCCATCAATATCCCCGCCTTCCTTAAACGTATTTATTGAGCCACCCCAATACTTTCCCATAGCCTTACTTACAGCTATCTCACCGCAAGCTCCCTCAATGTGACTGTTCCAACTGGACTGTAATTTAGTCTTGTTTTTGTAGCCTCTCTTGATTGCTCCAATGTGCCGAAGAGAACCAGTATTTGCCCCCTGAGCCATTTCATAATCAAGCAAGGTAACCTTCATCGTCTAGCCACTAACTCCAAAAAATCATCATAATCTATGACAACTAAAGCCTTCTTATTATCGGCTTTGATAACCAAACCATCATTACCCTCAAACCAGTCATAAATAGATTTGAAACCATTTGCCCTGCACTTGACCTCTAAATTCCACTTATCTTCACCAGTCTTGTTGACAATCAAATCTGATTTAATGCTACCGCCACCACTTAAGGGAACTCTTATTGCCTGAATATCCTCGTGCATCAAAGCCTGCTTCCTGAGATTATTTTCAACCCGATAACCTTTGTCTCTTGAAAATTTTCCCATTACATTTTCCAATCTTGAAGATTAACTTTGCCTTTTGTGAAGGTGTGAATCGCCAACATTTTTCTAGCTGAAGGCAAAGATTTGCCATAAAGCCACTTATGAATTGTTGGTTGAGAAACTTTTAGTAGATCAGATAATTCTTTTTGAGATATTCCATTTTTAACAAGATATTGTGATAATTTCACTTGCGATAATCCATATGTTGTTTAGCTATAATATGCCTAATTGTTATAGCCATATCATTATTTATTTCAAGTAGTCAATACATTTAACAAAAATACAAAAAAAATTTGCAATTATATATTCTTACCTTATGGTTATATATTCCAATAATTTACCACGAGGGTATGGATAACGTTGCCTCGTGAATAAACAAGAAAAGGACATAATCCAATGAAGTTTCCAAACAACCTTTATGTTTTAAGGTCAAACAAAGGACTCCAACAAAAAGAGGTTTCTGAAGCTATCGGAGTAGTTCAGTCTGAATATAGTAAGATGGAGCGAGGAGATAGAAAGTTAGGTATACATTTAGATAAATTATTAAAGTTTTTTGGTGTTGATGAAGATCGGTTATTTAATACCGCATCGCCTATGTACCAAAAACCAGTAGAGAATAAAATGTCACCATTAGAGGATTTGCCGATGTATGGCTTACCTTTACCAAATGGCGGAGAAGGTTTTCAGGTACAGAAAAAGATGTTTACCCATTGTGTCAGACCTGACTATTTAATTGGTGTTCCATCAGCTTATGCCTGCTTTATGCTATCCGAAAATATGGAGCAAAGATATTTTTATGGTGAAATTTTATTTGTAGATCCGTCACTGCAAGTTAAAGAAAAAGATTTTGTCGTGGTTCAAATAAAATCAGGTGACCGCACTGTCGGGCTAATTAGAAAAGTAGCTGAGGTAACTGATAGGCAATTTAAACTGTCAATCCTAAAGCCTGACAATACTGAAGTTTTTAAAAATTCAGACATTGTTGCTATCCATAAAATAGTCGGATCTAGATCTAATATAGAATAAAATATATTGCAATATATGCCAATAAGGTATAACCTCTTCATTATTATGAGGAGAAATATCTTATGGCATTACCATATTTTCAGAAGTTTGGGTTAGACACAAAAAGTCTATCTGAACGTCAAAGTACGATTGGTGGTAGCGATATAACCACCTTAGCTTCAGGAGATCCTGAGCGAATTTTAAAATTGTTTCAGCAAAAGACTGGCAAGATACAACCCGATGATTTGACAATGATTTGGGCAGTGATTATGGGGCATATCACTGAAGAAGCTAATCTTGAATGGACTGAGCATTATTTAGATTTACCTATAATTGACCGCCAAAAAGTTTTTAATGGCAAGAAGCATCCATTTATGCGGTGTACTGTTGATGGTGTCGTTAAAGGCTACAAGAATAAATTGGCAGTCATTGATGCTAAATTTACTATGGGGCGACCTAAAAGAGATGAGGAATATAAAGACGTAATCCCTCGCTTAGTCAGATACTACAGCCCTCAGATCCACTGGAACGCTTATCTTATTGAGGAAACTACTGGCAAGAAATGTCCTTATGGCTTGCTATCTTTTATTAAAGGCGGTGATCAGCCTTCCCTACATGAGATTAAAATTGATCGTGATTTTCAGGAAAAATTAATCAACGTGGCTAAGTGGTTTATGGGATGTATTGAGTTGGACATAGAGCCAACCGACATTCCTACCGCTGAAATACCAATCCCTCAAGAGGATAAAGTGCCAGTAGATATGCAGGCAGATCCTAAATGGAAGGCATTTGCAGAACAATATATTCAGACCTTAGGGGCTAATGAAATATTCAAGGATGCTGAAAGCAAAATTAAAAAGCTAGTACCCAAAAATGCGAGTGAAGCATTTGGTCATGGCATACAAGTCAAAGTCGCAAAAAATAACAGTAAAAGGATTACACTATGCAACAATTAGG